CTTCTTTTTTAATTTTAGATTCTTGCTTAAGCATTTCTTTAGTAGGCTCTTTGCCAGAACCTTTATTTTTACGGATATTATCCCAAAGTCCTCTCTTAGAGTATGAACCGTCTTTTCTTTTAATTAGCTTGCTCATCTTCTTTTGGTTTATTTAGCATTTGTCTTTCTTGACGTGCTTTAAGTGCTCTTTCAACATTGAACCAAATTAGGGTTATACCCCCTATAATTCCAATGATCCAAGTTATACTGTTTGTGAACATTGCATAAGATATTGTAGCCCATGCTACATTTAATCCTGCCCATTCTCCGTATGTTGTTATCTTGTTTGTGTCAATGTTAAAAGCCATTTTATTAAGTATTACCAGTTGCTGCAACTTCCACAGTTCCAGATTCTAAGTGATTTGTTAATTCTTGATTGAGGATCGTTAGCAGTCTTTGAACTTGTAAGTTTGGCCTTCATCCCACACATTCTAGAACAGAATGAATTTCTTCTTTTACCACCTTTAGGCTGAGGAGCCTTTAAGTCTGACCCAGGGTTCTGACTTTCGTAAGACTTTCTGCCTTTTTCGTTAAGCCCACCTTTTGGGTTTTTACCTGCTTTATTTTGCCAAGCTGCCATAGTCACAAAGTTAATTAAAAATTGTTATTCTTTTGAAGATTGTTGTGGAGTTCCTGGAGATAAATCTTGGCTACGGTCAAGAACAGTATCTGTAAAGGTTCCAGCTAATAATCTTAATTCTCCTTGCATCATTCCTTGAGTAATACCTTGAACCATATCCATAGGCATTGGGAAGATATCTGAACCTGAATAGCAAGGCTGTCCTGCACAATCGATGAATTCTGCAACCTCTTCTGGGTCTTCGAATATTCCACGTACATTGACATAATCAGCACCTTTTGGGTTGAGGACATATAAATAGTCTTCAATCATAAATGCTTTTGGATTGCTTTTAGTAAACTTTTCAGCTGAGATGTAATTAGCCTCATAAGGCTTAATCATTTGTATACGTCCTAATCCTGTTACATCTCCTACATAAGTAATAGCTTCTTCAAAGTTAAATCTGACTGTTCTTGGAATTTTCTTTACACTACGATATGCCGGACAACTTAAATTAATATTGCAGCATTTAGAAAGATCTACTTTCTCTAATTGTACACACTTTAAGTCTTGTTCTAAGTGACGAGTTACTAAGCCATTTCTTGCATAGTCCCTACGTATAAATACAGCACGATAGTGCTTAACATTAAATTTGATTTGGCTCAAGGATATTACCTCATCCTGTGAGCTTCGTCCACCTCTAAATAGATTTAAGAGGTTAAATGAAATTTCATCTAAAGTCATCTTTCTGTAGTTTATCTAACATTGCTTTGTAAGTATCCTTCAAGTCCTTCGTCGTGATTCCAAATGAATGCCTGAGCTGCTCTGAGTGATCCGTACCCCATCTTTTTATGCCATTCATCTAATGCACATATTGAAGGGAGAAATCTTACCTTAACACCTCGGTATTCATTTACCTGTTCTTTGTGGTAATGCCCACAATGAGCTTCTCTAAACTCAGTTGTTGCAAACATTTCCGGTTGCTCAGTAGCCATTATTAGTGGCATATCAGCAGGTTTTTCATTATCTCCGTGGGTAAACATTATCATGTTTTTCCCATACTTGTAATACTTTCTAGGCATTGTAGAGTTATCTACAGTGACGTTTGGGTCGTTTCGATACCACCCTGCTAGAACGTCCCCAGCATAAAACATTCTCTCGTAATCATGGTTCCCCGATACAACAATGATATCAACTGGAGCCACATCTTTCAAGAAATCTACTGCTCTAACTATCAGAGTCCAGTATCCTTTAAATGATTCTTTCCATCCGATTACATCATGCTGAGGAGTACCCTTTGTTGTAGCCATTCTCATGCCGTCTGTATTCATCCCGTCGTTTCCGATTGGGAGAAGAATCTTTTCGATATTTAACCCTCTTCCTTTGTTAACCAAATCCTCGATTGTATCAAGGAATTGTTTCTCCATCTCTTCTAGGGTAATATCTGTTAACTTTCCATAGTGAATGTCAGGAAGAGAAATTTCTAAAGTAGACTTTGTTTTGTAGTCAACTCCTCTACCCTTAGTAATCACTCTAGTTCTAGGGCTGTAGCTGGCTGCAAATTCTTCAATATCTTTTTGAATTTCTTCTGCCGTTCTTTCATTTTTGGTAACTACAGAGAACCGTTGTTCTCCTTTCATGTTTTGCCAGTATTTAACGGAATTGACCATTGAGTGATCAATTCCGTTTTTATCTAAATACTGTTCAAACTCTGTGATAACATTATCAGAATCGTTAGTAAGTGTCTCAACTTTTACGACTTTTCTGTTAATCTCTCTTTGTTTTGCTCTTGCAATCTTTAATGCTGCAGCAGCATCTTGCAAACTAACCTTAAATTTTCTAGCTACTAAACCAGGCCCTTTCTTTAAGAACCATGGTCTGGCCGTTAATGTCTGGGTTAGCTCTAGTAGAGTCATTAACTAATTAGTTATAAATTTTAAAAATTAAACCTGCACCTTCAGTTGAATCCGTTGCACTTCCATTTTGAACTGCTAAGATAATATACTGACCTTGTCCCCAATCTATAGCTGCATTTGTAGGTGCACCATTAAAAGCAGTATCATCGTTGTACACCTGCCCACCAGCTTGAAGAAGCTTTGTACCTAAAGTTTTATCTACAAATGCAGTTCTTGATAATTGTACATACAAATTAGATGCGGCAGCTGCAGGACTACTTCCCAACAAAATGGCACCACTTAAACTATTGGTAGTATTTGCATATATACGTACAGTCAAAGTTCCACTAGTTCCGGTTTTAATGGCTCTAGCAGTTATTTCTATTGCACCTGCTCCTACTGTGCCTGGATCAATTAATATGCTACCAGTTATTTCATTAGTAGTTACTCCTGTAATAGCTGAAAACCCAGATGTCTGAGCATAACTTTTAATTTTAGTTACTGGAGAGGATGAAATTATTGTTCCCATATTACCAAGTATAAGCAATTAACAAAATTCCACCAGTAGTGTCATATTCAAAAGTCCCTGACGGAAATCTGTTTTCAGCACCTCCTGCATCAAATGATACTGAAGAACCTGCTGGCAATTCATATGTACCACCATTAACAGTTAATGTAATAGCAGTGGTTCCAACATTAGAGAATGATATACTGTTTACAGCAACTTCTAGTACTTCAGCACCGTTATCGTTAATGTTAAGGTAGCCTGCTTTTTTAGTTTGATTGTTTAAACCATCGTTTAACAATACTTCGACACCACTATTGTAGCTCATGTTAGTTAATTATTTTAATTAAAGTTTCTATCTGATCTGCTGATAAGCTTTCAGGGAGAAGTTTCTCATTAATCATCTTGAGCTCTAGAGTTACCTCTTTGTCAAGTTCAACGTTCACTTCTGCAATCTGCTGCTTACGAGCATTAATTTCATCCATGTGTTCTGCCTCCATTGCTTTTAAACCTTCTTCGTTTTCAGCCTGCATTAATTCTTGAGCTTTTCTTGACAACTCAATAAATGCTTCAGTAGGAGCAGCTTTCTCTTCTAAAAAGTCAAGTTCCTTTTTAATGACGTCACAATTCTTTAAGACGATCATTGCATACTTAACTCCTTTTTCTCCACGAGTTTCATGTAATACTTTGTAGATTTCTAGAAACTCACGACGAGTAGCAGTGATGTTCACACCGTACCCCTCTTCTTGTTTAATCACGTTCATAACTATTTGTTTGTTTGGTTTTTACTTATTTATTATTCAGCAGTATCATACACTCTGATCCACTTGTCTACACCGTTAATTTGTATTTTTATTGCTCCAAATTTAGCACTTGCAGAAGCTGTTGAACTAGAAATAGAGTTAGCTGATGCTGCTCCAGAGAATCCTACAAAGTTAGTGAATGCTCTTGTATTTGAACTTGCTTCTTGGCTAACAATTCCTCCAGTTCCTGATGTGCTGGTTCCGGGTTTTAATACAATGCTACCACCAGCACCTGTTCCAGTAGCTTGCCCAGCATTTATATTAATTGTACCTGCATTTCCATTTAAGCTTCCTCCTCCATTCAATGTAACTCCTCCACCAAATCCTGTAGATGCAGTACTAGCTCCTCCAGCAATATATGTAGTTCCTCCTGAACCAGTTCCAGTAGCATCCCCTGCATTAATTGCTACATTACCTCCAGCAGTATTTAATCCTAGTGCATCTGCTCCTTCAATAATTAACCAGTTTGGAGTAGTTACTGATCCCATTGAAATATATTGAATAGTACTTCCATTAAGAGCAATACTATTATTTACATTAAGATCTGCATTATAAAAAGCAGTTGGTGTCGAAGAACCTATAAATACTCTACCTGCAGAGTTAATTGCAATACCTTCATTTTGAGCATCACCACTTAGCCATCCTAAACCGTAGATGTTGTAACCAGCTCCGTTTAAGTTAGCAGTTAACGTTGTCAAACTTGCAGCAATTGAAATAGATCCTGAACCATTGGTTACAGTTACGTTAGTTCCTGCAGTAATATTAGCTAATACTGGAGATAAACCTGTACGTCCGATTGGAATTTGACCGTTAGTTGCAGCTCCTAATGCCGTTAAAGCTGATGTTCCATTACCTACAAATAGGCTATTAGCTGTTAAAGTAGTTAGGCCAGTGCCACCGTTAGCAACAGGTAGTGTTCCTGAGATTCCACTGGTTAAGCTTACAGGACCTGTAATAAATCCTGATGTAGTATTATCACAAAGAGATAAATCAATATTAGCAGGATTTACTTGTAAAACAATATTGTTACTTACAGTACTAACTGATAACAAATTATCGAAAGACTTAATTCCTTTGAAATTTAAAGTATTCTTATTTGTTATATTTACATATAGCAGTTCACTACTTGTCCCTATTGTATTAAAATTTGGAAATAAATCTTGAATTAACAGCTTATAGTTAGCTGCTGTTCCGTCTGCTAAAGGAAGATAGTGAGTAGCTCCTATGCTTGTTTTAGCAATTAATGTAAGAGAACTTATAGGTAATGACATGTTATTCTAATTTTATTTTTGAAGAGTCTTCTAGGTAAATAAAGCTCAAATCTTCTAGCAATAAATACGGTGTAGTGTCTACTACAGGTGTTGTTGCAGTCGAACTTGAGGTAATACAATCTTTACAAAAATTAAGTGTAAAGTAATTTACGAATGTTTGAATGTATGGAGTTGTACCTGATGGAGTTACACTACCTGTGTAAGATACTCCTGGCATATCAGCTCCATTAAATACACAGTCTAAAGATGACGTTGCATCTTTTCTGTTTAGAAGATAAAGAACTAATTCTAGTTTTTTAAGTTCTAAGGTTGAGCATTTCATACCTCCTACAATCTTTTTGTAGAAGCCAGTACCTTTAGTAGCAAGACATAGCCCTAAAGTGCTCAACATTTGGTCGAACGTTACATTATTTATTCTATTTGGAACGTACCCCATATTCCCTGTTTAACATCCACAAGCACAAACTTCTGTACAGAATTCTTTGGCTTTGGTGTATTTATTAATTGCATCAGTTACATTGTTGTTAATTGCACTGTACTTAGCAGATTCTGCAAGTAAGTGAACTTTTTCTGCTCTATGCAGATCCTCATCACAACGATCACAATCACATGTGCAATTAATTGCATCATTTACTAGATTTGCTATACAACAATCTAGTTCACAGGTTCCTACTGAATATTTTTCAAGACTTACAGATGATCCGTTTAGAGAATCAATTGTAATAACTCCAGTAAAGGTTTCATTGGCTTGTACAGATGTAACTACCCATTGCCATGTTGTACCACTTGTATTAGTCAACGTACCAACAGTAGTTGAATTAAAAGTAGTAGTAGTAATCTCATTAGTAAAATTTGCAGGAGTAGGTTGTCCTTCAAATACTGCAGTTAATGTTTTGCAGTCAGCAGAGATTGTAACACTGGTAATGGAGGTAATAGCCATTGAAGTTAATTTGAATGTAAAGATAATAAAAAGTAGGGGATTTGACTCCCCTACTTTTAAAAATAGATTTCAGATTAAGAGAACAATTGCTCAGAATCAGTACCACCAGTGTAACCGAATACAAATGCTAATTCACTACCAGTAGAAGCTCCAGCATAAGATAATGCAGTAGATCCAGTACCAGCATAAATACGAACAGTATTTAATTCACCAGCTTTAGCAATACCAGTGCTAGAAGGCCAGCTGTGAGCATACTGAATCTCAATTACATCATATTTAAATGTAGGTTGAGCAAACTCAGGAAATGCAAATGGAAAGTACATACGGTTAAAGTTACCATAACGAGCACGTTGCTTCTTCTCGTCACCTAAAGCTATTAGATAGTTAGAAGCAGCAGCACCAGCAGCCATAGTAGCAACAACACTAGTAACAAAGTTGTTAGTAGATCCATCAGAATACTGAGCAATCAAATCAAAGTCAACTCCGTAGTGACGAGCAGTAAGAACTAATGTGCTAGTACCACTTGTAGCAAAGATTGCATTCAAAGTTGGGTTAGCAGCAATTGCAGCTCTAATGTAGTTACCAAAAGCAGTGGTATCAGCATAAGTTCCAGCAGGTACTTCAATGTTGAAGATCATACGACCTGCAGCAAAGTTACCAACTAATGGGAAAGTGTAACCACCACCAGACAAGTCATTACCAGCAGAAGTAGGAGCAGCAAAACTGTTATAATCGGTAGGTGCAGTACGAAGTGCAATACGAATCATCACAGCCTTAGAAGCAGTTGGAAGTCCAGACCAAGTGATTGTTTGAACTTGTACGTTAGGAACTACAGAAGTCCACTCACGGTAGTTGATACGTTTGATGTCTTTAGTGTCAATGATAGGAGTAGCAATACAGTTACCACTAGGCATTGTTTGAGTAATTTGAATTCTCTTTCTGCCCATCATATTAGTTGTTGCAGAGAAGTTAGTTCCAGCGTCTACGTCCCATACGTTAACGTTTGATGCAGTCACTGCAGCATTGTTACTGAAGGTAGTAGTAGCAAGCATGTCAACGTTGTTAGCGATGAATACTTGATTTAGATTTTGAGGTGCCATTTTTTAAAAGTTTTAGGCGTTTAACACATTAATTTAATTATTCACTCTCGAATGTCTCCATTGTTTGAGTTTGATACCTTGGGTCTTGAATACCTTCCAGTATACTTTTTACAGCCATCTCAACTATTTCATGGTGAGTGTGAACAGCTAATTCACATCCTACTCCATTAGTATATGAGATTTCTACAGGTTTCCGAATGTATTTTATTTTTACAGTCGGTACTACAAATTCTTGATCGGTGTAAACATCGATGTAATTTTCTTCTATTGTATATGTGGGCTCTTTGTACCAAGCTCTATTGAATGGATCGTCCATCATATACAAAATATCGTCATGTTGTCCAAATGAAGCTAAGCTTATCCTATAGCTTCCTGTTGGATACGTTCTAGTTGTCTTAGTAATTGTTTCAGTTACAGCATGCTGCACATAAATTGCACTAGACATATCACCTGGTAATATCCAAGTTGATTGTACTGAAACAGGATTTCCACTTCCCCAAATTGTACCATCCCAAGAAGTATTAGTTAAATAAACTTGGTTGCTATCTAAGTATGGGTTTTGTTGTGAAGTAGCTCCAGCTGTTCCTTCTGGGAAAGACATTGCAGGTCTTATACCAAAGTTATAGTTGTTGCTATCGTACAATTGATCTGTTGTAATGGTTTCTCCGACAGGAAGGTTCATTATTCCCTCCCAATCTCCCATTGAACTGCTCCATCTGTCAAAGGTGGTTAACACATACCCAGGTGCAGGAGGAGTTAAATCAATTCTAACACCACTTACAGTATTTGATACTGGGACTATTAAGCTATTAATGTTTACATTGCAAGTATAATAAACCTCAGCTCTTACTGATACTAAAAACAAATAGTCTAGTGGAAAGGTATACCGATCCACATAGACATTTGAATAATTTGAAGTATAGACAAGACCTTCACTTGTAGTAGCGCCTGAGTTTTCTACTAATAAGTTACGAAGGTCGTCTATTCTTTTCTGTGACTGCTCGAAACCTTTCCCCAAACGATTAGACGTAAAGTTGAATCTTTGCTTGATGAATCTCATCATAGCAAGGTTTAACTCATGGTCTATCTCCTGAGGTAACAAGTTATCAACCTGGAAGGATGCAATTTTTTGCACCCCTTGGTTGACAGCTATATGCATTTCGTTAACAGTCATTGACTAGTTAGTTTTAGTGTTGTACTTCTTTCAAACGAGCTCTCATAGTGTTTACTGCTCCAGAGTTCTTTTTGTTCTTGAAGTATATGATTGTATCCTTAATGTCCTCTCCTAAAGTTTCGTCTTCAAAGATAACTTGATTTCCGATTCTTCTAAGAACAGAGTGTTCAACCATTTCTTCAATTTCTGCACGTAGTTCTAGATCTGCATCTAAAGCATAACGTAAGAATTTCTCTGGACTAGCTTCTTTAAGCTCGTACAAATTGTTTTCGAGTTCAATTTCAGACAATCTTGAAGGATCTCCTGAAGTTAATACTCTTGTAATTGCTCTCATCTTGTCGAAGTTTCCAGTAAGCTTGATAAATTCCTTATCAGCATCCTTTTTAACTTGGACTCTAGCATGTTTCTTCAACAAGTCTTTAGCTGGATCGTAGATGTAGAACTTCTTTTCAGAGTTGCTTTTCATCTCTTCCTCATTTGCTGCCACTTGTCTATGCTTTTTACACCATTGGTAATGAATAAAATCCATTACATTCTCCGGCATTCCATTTTCATCTGTTGCAATGTTTAACTCAACTCCCTCGAAAGGAACTTTTAAGTTTAAACTTGCCCAGAAGTCTTTGGTCTTCTCTGGCCATTTCTCATGTCCAGGTGGTACATCAATTACTTTTGAGAGAATTTTGTTTTCTTCTTCTCCATCCAATCCTTTGAGTGGCTGACGGTTCACATAAATTGAACCGATTTTGATCTTTGCTCCTGCTCGGATCTCTTTTGGGAGGTGATTTAATACCTCCTGTCTTCTAATAATAACTGTTTTCATTTATTGTTCTTTTTTCTTTATCGTTAGGGTAAAGAATAACCTAACATGTTTTTATATTAAGATAAAAAGGAGCAGGCATTCACCTGCCCCTTTTTTAGTGCAAACCAAACACAAATTACGATGCAATACACTTAAGATCTAAGCTTGTATCGAAACGACGAAGTAAGATACCAGCAGTCTTAAGCATATGAACAGAAGCACCGTCTATATCACTAGCACGGCTATCGTTAGCAGTAAATCCTTTTGGAACTACTGAACCAGCAACACACCAACGAAGTAACTCACGACCTTTTTTATTGATCATTTGCAAGTTGTTTTCTCCGTCATAAGTTGATTGGTCAACGAATACCATACGGTAAGACTCAAGTGGAAGACCTGATACTGGGTGCTTTTGAGAAGCTTGAGCAACAGGACCGTGATCAAACAAGTGAGACTTAACTACATTCACTGAGTAACCATCAACGTGTTGGTAGCTAGTGAAGTAACCGGTGATTCCCAAGTTACGACCAGATCCAGTGATGAAGTATGGTTGAGTTGTTTGTAGGAAAGTGTTAGCACCATAGTAAGACTTAAGAGCTTTGTCAAACTCACGAGCTCCACCAATACCAGTGTAAAGGGTAACTTGCTTGTCTGTAGCATCAGTCATACCATAGAACAAATCTCCAATTGTTTCTTCAAGTTTAGTTTGAGTCAACGTAGAGTAAGTGTCTTTGTTGATGATTTGCTCAAGAAGACCAGGACCTGAAATAACTGGCTGACCATTCTCATCCAACATGGTAGAAGTACCAGATGCATCGTGAGTTTTTTGACCGTACCAGTAGTACATTTCACACTCTTCTTTGAACTTCAACATGTGACGGTACTCTTCGTAATCCATCCACAACTTAGTTTTGCTACCCTCTTTCAAAGGAAGTTCGAATTGTGCAACATAGTCTTTAGCATTTCCAGAGAAGTGGTAAGACTTACGGATAGTTCCAATCTTAGAACGAACTAAACCTGGAGCAGTCCAGTTAGAAGCATTTCCACGAGAGAAATCTACACCTACGTTAGCATACAATTGACCCCAAAGAGCACCAGCAGCTACGTCAGCAGCAGGAACGTTAGCAGTATCAGGAGATACGATTTTCAAAGTATACTTCCAACCACTTCCGTCTGCAACTGGCTCAGCCATGATACGTGCCAATACACCTGATTGAGAAACAAGAGTGTAAGGGAATACGAACCATTTGTCTGGGAAAGTTAAGTAGAAAGGAGCTCCACCTGCACCAGCAGCTGCACCCAATCCTACAACAACAGGACGAACATTAATTTCGTGTGTTTTAACACGGTACTCATACTCAAAACGATCGATAGATTTAGTGTTTCCAACACCTTCAGTTAAGAAAGACAATGGGAACTTCTTTTCTTCACGACCTGCTAAGTGAGTAATAATAGGAGATAACTCCTCTGGACGTTCCATAAGTGCATTAACCAATGAGTTAGTATCGGTCATCTGACTATCGTTATAGTACGTCTTTAAAACTTGCATTACTGACATGATTCTTAGTTTTTAAAGTTAATTTGCGTTATTTTTCAAACAGCCTCTTTACATCCAGTTGGTCTGGATCAAATGTTTTTATTTTTCCTTTCTCAGCCTTTCCGAAATT